CGCGGAAAGGACTTCTATGCGATCTGGGACCAGGAGCGGGGACTCTGGTCCACAGACGCATATGACGTCGAGCGCATGGTGGACGAGGACCTCCAGAAGGAAGCCGAGCGGATCAAGGCGGATGTCGGCTCATATCCGATCATCCTGACCATGGCATCGTACGACACGGGGTCCTGGCGCAGGTTCAATCAATACATGAGGGACTCGTCCGACAACGCCAAACCGCTGAACACGAAACTGGTGTTCGCCAACTCGGAGACGAAGAAGACCGATTACTCCAGTAAGCGGCTTCCGTATTCCCTTGAGGAAGGGGATATCTCCGCGTGGGACGAGCTGGTAGGCGTTCTTTATTCGCCACCGGAGCGGGAGAAGATCGAGTGGGCCATCGGCTCCGTCGTTGCCGGAGACTCGAAGAAGATCCAGAAGTTCCTGGTCCTCTACGGGCCTGCCGGCACGGGCAAGTCCACGGTTCTCCGGATCATCGAGAAGCTGTTCCAGGGTTATACGGCCACGTTTGATGGTGGTGCGCTGGGCAGGTCGGACGGGACGTTCGCCATGGAGGCGTTCAAGACCCATCCGCTGGTCGCCGTGCAGCACGACGGAGATCTGAGCAGGATTGAGGACAACACCCGGTTCAACTCGATCGTCGCGCACGAGCCGACCGAAATGAACGAGAAGTTCAAGCCGAAGTATCCGATCACGATCGAGGCGATGATCTTCATCGGTTCCAATCAGCCGGTCCGGATCTCAGATGCCAAGTCCGGGATCCTTCGACGGCTAATCGACGTGCATCCGAGCGGGGTGACTCACCCGAAGCGGAAGTACGACGCGCTCATGAGCAAAGTCGAGTTCCAGCTCGGCGCGATTGCATATCACTGCCTTCGCGTATACGAGTCGCTGGGAAAGAACTACTACAACTCATATCGCCCTGTGGAGATGATGTTCCAGACGAACATCTTCTTCAACTTCGTGGAGGCATATTACGACGTCTTCAAGTCACAGGAGTACATGACGGCGGAGCAGGCATACGAGCTGTACAAGGGATTCTGCGAGGACAACGGCGTCCGGTCGATGCCCAAGCACAAGATGCGCGAGGAGCTGAGCCAGTACTACGAGACATTCTCCCGCCAGAAGATGATCGACGGCGAGAGATACAACTCGGTCTACGAGGGCTTCATTGCCGACAAGTTCAAGGAGCCCAAGGAAGACCCGGGATCCTTCTCTCTCGTGCTGGAGGAGACTCAGTCGCTTCTCGACGAGGTCATGGCGCATCAGCCTGCTCAGCTAGCCAAGGAGGACGGCAAACCGGCCAGGCGATGGGTCAACGTCAGGACGAAGCTGTCCGACATCGACACGCATGAGCTGCATTTCGTGAAGGTGCCGGGCAATCACATCGTCATCGATTTCGATCTGGAGGACTCGAATGGAACCTCGGCCCTCGAAAGGAATCTCGAAGCCGCCAGCAACTGGCCAAGCACCTACGCCGAGCTCAGCCGTTCCGGCTCGGGTGTCCATCTCCATTACACCTACACCGGAGACGCGTCCGAACTTGCATCGACGTACACTGATGGAGTTGAGATCAAGGTGTACTCGGGGGACGGCGCCCTGCGACGTCTGCTCACGAAATGCAATGCGGTGCCCATTTCGTCCATAAGCAGTGGGCTTCCCCTAAAGAAGAAGGAGAAGATGCTCGAGTCCAAGACCATCCAGAGCGAACACGGACTGCGGGATCTCATCGCACGGAACCTCCGCAAGGAGATCCACCCCGGGACGAAGCCCTCTGTCGATTTCATCAAGAAGATCTTGGATGACGCATACGAGTCGGGCATGCAGTACGACGTGTCCGATCTCAAGAACAAGATCATCGCCTTCGCCAACAACTCCACCAATCAGGCGGGTATCGCCCTGAAGACGGTGCAGCAGATGAAGTGGTCGTCGGATAATCCCCGGGAGGAATTTCCGTCCGATCAAAAGATAAAGATGGAGGACGAGCGCCTGGCCTTCTTCGACGTCGAGGTGTACCCCAACCTCTTCGTCGTGTGCTGGAAGTTCGAGGGCGGCGATGTCGTGAAGATGGTCAACCCCAAGCCCCATGAGGTCGCCGAGCTCTTCAAGCTGAAGCTCGTCGGGTTCTACAATCGCCGCTTCGACAACCATATCCTCTATGCCGCGAGCATGGGCGCCTCGAATGCGGACCTCTTCAAGCTGACCCAGAAGCTCATCGAGGGAAACCGATCCGCGACCTTCGGAGCGGCATACAGCCTCTCGTACGCGGATATCTGGGACTTCTCCTCGGAGAAGAAGAGCCTCAAGAAGTTCGAGATCGACCTGGGGATCCTCCATATGGAGCTGGACCTTCCGTGGGACAAGGATGTTCCGGAGGACAAGTGGGATCTCGTGGTGGAGTACTGCGCCAACGACGTCATCGCCACCGAGGCCGTGTTCGAGGACAGGAAAGGCGATTTCGTCGCCCGACAGATCCTGGCCGAGCTGTCCGGCCTCACGGTGAACGACACCACCCAGAACCACACCGCCAGGATCATGTTCGGCAACGACAAGAACCCCCAGCGGAAGTTCGTCTATACGGACCTCTCGAAGGAGTTCCCGGGGTACAAGTTCGAGCGTGGTAAGAGCTCGTACAAGGGTGAGGACCCAGGAGAGGGAGGATATGTCTATGCGGAGCCTGGGATGTATGGCAATGTCGCTGTTCTTGATATTGCGTCTATGCATCCAACATCGATTGAGGTTCTCAATCTATTCGGACCTTACACGGAACGATTCTCCGAACTCAAACTGGCAAGAATTCTCATCAAGCGACGAGATTTCGATAGAGCTAGACATATCCTCGAAGGACGCCTTGCGCCATTCCTTCAAGATGAGTCTGGAGCGGACCAGCTGGCCTACGCCCTGAAGATCGTCATCAACACGGTCTACGGCCTGACGTCGGCAAAGTTCGACAATCCGTTCAGGGACATCCGCAACATCGACAACATCGTGGCCAAGCGTGGCGCGCTGTTCATGATCGACCTGAAGGAGGAGATGCAGAAGAACGGCTATATCGTGGCGCACATCAAGACGGACTCCGTGAAGATCCCCGATGCCGATCCACAGGCTGTAGCAGATGTCAAGACCATCGGGAGCATGTACGGATACGACTTCGAGCACGAGGGCACGTATGAGAAGTTCTGCCTTGTGAACGATGCTGTGTACGTGGCCAGGAAAGACGGGAAGTGGGAAGCGGTCGGAGCCCAGTTCCAGCATCCGTACGTCTTCAAGAAGCTGTTCTCCGGTGAGACGGTCGACTTCGACGACCTCTGCGAGGCCCGGTCCGTGCAGAAGGGGACGATGTACCTCGATATCAGGGGCTCGGACCTGGATCAGCCTGACCATACCAAGATGAGGCACGTCGGCCGGACGGGGTTGTTCGTGCCGGTGAAGCAGGGCGGGGGCGTTCTGTACCGCGTCTTCGAGGACAAGTACTACGCGGTGGCCGGGACGAAGGGCTATATGTGGATGGAGGCGCATGTGGCCCGGGAGATCATACAGGAGGACGAGATAGACCTTACATATTTCGACAAGCTGAAGGACGAGGCGATCGCCACGATCGAGAAGTTCGGGTCCTTCGAGGAGTTCACAAAGTGATAGCAATCCGCTCGGTCGCCCTTCGTGAGGAGCTGGCGACCAACCTGAGAGAGATAGAAGGGCAATTGGACAAAGTGCGGAAGTCCGCGGACACCAATACGCGGACTCTCCAGATGTCGGTGCTTCTCGTGGCCAAGGCCCAGATCCTGCATTCATTCGTCCTGCTCCAACAAACGAAAGGGAACTAGTGCCCAACGACAACACGGTCCTGATGGAGGGAGTGCGGATCATCTTCCGCAACTTCGCGGGAAAAGAGGGTCAGTACAACCGGGAGGGAGATCGCAACTTCGCGGTCCTTCTCGACGACACGACAGCCGAGAGGATGACCGAGGACGGCTGGAACGTCAAGTGGCTGAAACCGCGCGAAGACGACGAGGAGGAGATGCAGCAGGCATATCTTCCCGTCTCGGTGAACTTCGACAAGGGGCGCCCCCCTCGGGTGGTGATGATCACTACGCGGGGCCGGACCAATCTGGGGGCGGATGAGGTCGAGCTGCTGGACTGGGCCGACATCATCAACGTCGACCTGATCGTGCGTCCCTACGAGTGGACGGTCTCGGGGAAGACTGGTGTGAAGGCATATCTGCAGTCGCTGTACGTCACCATCGAGGAAGACGAGCTCGAGCGCAAGTACGCGGAGCTGGATGCGCAATGAGCGCAGACGTCATCCATCTGTACGTCAGCACCGCCTGCCAGCACGGGGTGCATGCAGAATGCCGCAGAGAATGCAAGTTCTGCACGTCTCCGTGTCTCTGCCCGTGTCATGTCGAAGAACTGGAGGTGCTGCTCAAGGACGTGCCGAGAATGTCCCTGGAGACCCCCCGATAGGAAAACTCATGCCGACAGCGACCCCTGAGCGTTCCATCATCCAGCGCAGAGAGGCGCTCGAGAAAGCCAACGACATCCGAGTCAAGCGAGCCCGGCTCAAGAGAGACATCAAGGCACGCCGGAAGTTCATCGTGGACCTGATCGAGAAGCCGCCTTATTACATCGAGACCATGAAGCTGTTCGACCTGATCCTGGCCGCACCGAAGTACGGACGGGTCAAGGCGAACAAGATCCTTAACGATTGCCGCGTCTCCCCATCCAAGACGATAGGAGGTCTCTCCACCAGGCAGCGAAGTGAGATCGTCGAGAAGCTTCGACGCTGATCCGTTCCCCAGCAGGAGTAGTGATTCCGTGACGGCTGTACTGACCATACTCGCCTTGATTGCGCCACACCATCACGAGAACAGGTGGGAGGTGGTGCGCCCGTACAACTCCAAGCTCGAGCGGATGGCTTTCTGCGAGAGCACGAAGAGATGGTACATCAACACGGGTAACGGGTTCTATGGCGGGCTGCAGTTCACGTTGAGCACGTGGTGGTCCGTCGGAGGAAGAGGATACCCGCATCAGAACAGCGAGTTGGAACAGAAGTACAGAGCAGTGAAGCTGATCCGGCGGAGGGGGTACAGTCCCTGGCCGGTCTGTGGATATGTGTAAGGTTGTCCTCACCGTCCTCCTCTACAAGGGGTATGGGCGTCGCGGAGCAATCTACAAATACCACCCACCTCTCATACCACAGAGACATTGATCAGGGGCCCCTTCGGGGGCCCTTAGTCCCACAAAGCAGAGGAATGAACCATGGACATCCTGGACCACCAGGAAGCCCTGGACAACCTCGTGGAGTACCTGGCCGAGAATCCCGGAGTCATGTACATCTCGGAGAAAAAGTCCAGCGCCCTGGTGTATTACCCTCCGTCCGATGCAGTCATCTTCATCATCGGAGATTTCTCAGGAAGCGAAGAGGAATGCAATCTGGAACTGCAAAGACGCATACAAGAGCTGAGCTAGGGAGGGCTTATGCAACTTCTACTACGGCCACACCAGATGGACGCCTTGAGGAAGCTGAAGGACGGAAGCATCCTATGGGGCGAGGTAGGCACGGGAAAGTCCAGAGTGGCTCTGGCCTACTACATGATCACAGGCGGCACGGAAGACGTCTACGTCATCACCACCGCCAAGAAGCGGGATACTCTGGACTGGGAGGGAGAGGCGGCGACGTTCGGCATCGGCAGAGCCGAGAGCGTGGCAGGGCGGCTGACGGTGGATTCGTGGAACAACCTCCACAAGTATGTCGGGGTCGAGGACGCGTTCTTCATCTTCGACGAGCAGCGCCTTGTGGGAGGGGGGAAGTGGTCGAAGTCGTTCCTGAAGATCGCCAAGAACAACCGCTGGATCCTCCTGAGCGCCACGCCGGGGGACACCTGGCTCGATTTCATCTCGGTGTTCGTGGCCAACGGCTTCTACGACAACCGCACGGCGTTCAAGCGGGAGCACGTCATATACAACTCGTATTCGAAGTTTCCGAAGGTCGAGAGATACGTCGGAGTGCAGAAGCTGGTCAGGCTGCGCTCCAGTATCCTTGTGAGGATGCCGTACGAGAAGGAGACGGTCCGTCACGAGGTGAATGTGTGGGTCGATTACGACAAGGATCTGATGCGCCGGGTGGAGCGAGATCGGTGGCATGTTTACGAGGATCGGCCGCTCCGGGACGTCAGTGAGATGTTTCACGTCATGAGACAGGTGGCTAACAGTGACAGCAGCCGCATAGAGGCCCTTAGGAGGCTCATAGAGGCCCATCCACGCCTTATCGTGTACTATACCTTCGATTACGAGTTAGAAGCCCTTAGAACGCTTCAAAATGAAATTCCGTACGCGGAGTGGAACGGGCACAAGCATCAAGAGGTGCCCGAGACGGATAAGTGGGTCTATATCGTGCAGTATCTTGCGGGGTCCGAGGGATGGAACTGCACAGCGACGAATTCGGTGGCATTTTATAGCCTCACATACAGCTATAAGATGTGGGAACAGGCACGTGGGAGAATCGACAGATTGGGTACCGCGTTTTCTGACCTTTACTACTTTTCACTGCGTTCGAGGGCTAAAATCGATCTTGCCATATGGAAGGCGCTGAAGGCCAAAAAAAGCTTCCAAAACTCGGACTTTGGAAAACGCGGTAATTGGAATTTGGGGTAAAAGCCCTGCAAATGACGGGAAAAAGGGCCTAAAAAGGCCTATAATCGATTACCGTTTTTTCGACCTAGTCTTATTATTACCGTGCGACTTTAGTATGTAATATAAGGGTTTACATACTAAGTGTGTTGATTTCTAAATAGATGGATCGGTGTTTACGGTAGCAGCCACAAGGAGGTTTTAGCGTGGATTGGCGTCCTATCAGGGGCTTTCCCAAGTACAGTGTCAGCCCTACCGGAGAAGTACGGAATAACACCACTCTGAGACCCGTCATCCCACAAGTGAATCAGACCGGGCTCCTATATGTCGGATTGATGGGTGATAATGGCCATTTCAGCCGTGGTTTGGCCCGCTTAGTCGCTAAGGCGTTCCTACCCACCCCTCCCAAGGCTTTCGACACCCCCATAAACCTGGATGGCGACCGCTATAACTGCGCTGTGGACAACCTTATGTGGCGTCCGAGGTGGTTTGCCATCCAATATCACCGCCAGTTTATCGAGAAACCCCCATACGGGCGCATAAACCGCCCTCTGAGGGCCATTGACGACTCAGAGGTATATTCTACCAGCCTAGACGCTGCAATCGCTTACGGAGCCTTAGAGAGGGATCTAATCAGGTCTGTGTTCGATGAAACGTACGTCTGGCCCATCCACAAGCAATTCGAGCTGGTATAGGCGCCTATTACAGGCATTACATACTAACGCGCATATAATTCGCGTCATATAATAGAAAAGGGAAGGGACAACTCACTTTCTTTTTGCCCGGAAAGGAGGAATACGTGACCGAATCGGCATATCAGGCCAGGCTGATCAAGAAGCTCAAGAGGATCTTTCCCGGTTGCGTGATCCTCAAGAACGATCCCCAGTACCAACAGGGGATATTGGACCTGACCGTTCTCTATCAGTGTCTCTGGGCCATGCTGGAGGTCAAGGCGAGTCCGGATTCGCCGTTCCAGCCCAACCAGGAATACTTCATACAGCAGCTGGACGACATGTCCTTCGCGGCGGCCATCCATCCGGAGAACGAGGAGGAGGTCCTGTTTGCGCTTCAAGAAGCATTTGCATCTCGAGGGGCAGCATGCCTTCCTCAGTCCTAGCGTATATCACTGGATCAACTACGACGAAGCGAAGCTCGAGTTCCGCTACAAGACGATGAAGGCTGCCCTGGAGGGAATGTGGCATCATCGTTACGCCGCCATCGCCATCGAGGAGAGGGAGATCCAAGATGATGAGACGACGACCGTTGGAATGTACATCAACCAATGCATCCAGTTTCGAATGCATCCGGAAGTTGTGCTCTACTACTCTCCCAATTCGTTCGGTACTGTTGACGCCATCTCTTACCGTTACCGGGTTCTACGGATTTCTGACCTCAAGACAGGTGAGACGAGGGCATCGGAGCATCAGCTAGAGGTCTACGCGGCTCTGTTCTTTCTCGAGTACCGGATCAGCCCGTTCGACGTCCGAGACATCGAGCTCCGGATCTACCAGGATGGAAAGTGCCATGTCTTCGATGGCGATCCATATTTCATCCAGGGAATCATGGACAAGATCGTGCACTTCGACCGTGTGCTCAACCGGCTTCGAGAACAAGACGAGGAAGAAGAGGAGGTGTCATAGTGCCTGTCATGAAGGAAGAGGACTATCTGGCCCACTATGGCATTCTTCGCCGGTCCGGACGATATCCATGGGGCTCAGGTGGCACGCAGTCGAAGCGCAACAAGATGTTTCTCGACATCGTCGACGACATGCGCAACCAAGGACTTTCGGATACCGAGATCGCCAGGGGCTTCGGCATGAAGCTCACAGATCTCAGAGAGCTTCGCTCCGTGGCGGTCAACCAGCAGCGACAGGAGAGGATCCTCCAGGCACAGCGTCTGAAGGACAAAGGTCTCTCCAATCCCAAGATCGGCGAGACGATGGGTGGTCTCAACGAATCGACGGTTCGCTCCCTTCTCGCGGCAGGTGAGAAGGACAAGTACAACGTGCTTGCCACTACCGCGGACATGTTGAAGAACCAGGTCGACAAGAAAGGCTATGTCGATGTCGGCGAGAGCGTCGAGCTCCATGTGGGCGTCAGCCGTACCCAATTGAACACAGCCATTCGCATGCTTCGCGAGCAGGGGTATGAGGTACATCCGGTGAAGCTCGAGCAACTGGGCACCGGAAAGCTGACGGAGTACAAGGTCCTCACCAGGCCTGGCACCACGCAGAAGCAGGCCTGGGAGAATCGCCACAACATCCAGCAGGTGACCGACACCTCGAAAGACGGTGGGCGAAACTACGTCGGTGTGCAACCGCCTCTCAGCATCTCGTCGAAGCGGGTCGACATCCGGTATGCAGAGCAGGGCGGAGACAAGGCCGACGGCGTGATCTACGTTCGCCCCGGTGTCAAGGATGTCGAGATCGGCAGCGCCCAGTACGCTCAGGTGCGCATCGCCGTGGACGGCACCCACTATCTCAAAGGCATGGCCGTCTACAAGGATGATCTTCCCGATGGCGTGGATCTTGTCTTCAACACGAACAAGAGCGACACCGGCCGTAAGCATGATGCCATGAAGGAGCTTGAGAAGGATCCGGACAATCCGTTCGGAGCCCAGATCAAGGCTGGTGGGCAGATGTTGCACGTTGATCCCAAGACGAACAAAGTCCGTGTCACCTCTGTCATGAACAAGCTCAACGAGGAAGGCGACTGGGATAAGTGGTCGAAGAACCTTCCGTCCCAGATGTTGTCGAAGCAGAACACGGACTTGGCCAAGAGCCAGCTGGATCTTACGTTCGAGCGCAGGAAAGAGGAGTTCGACAAGATCTCGGCGCTTACCAATCCGGCGGTCAAGAAGAAGCTTCTCGACACATTCTCGGATGACACCGATTCTGCGGCGGTTCATCTGAAGGCTGCTCAGATGCCCAGGCAGTCCACCAAGGTCATCATGCCGGTGAAGTCGATAAAGGAGAACGAGGCCTACATCCCCAGCCTGAACAACGGGGAACGCGTGGCCCTGGTCCGGTTTCCGCATGCCGGCCCGTTCGAGATCCCTGAGCTCACGGTGAACAACAAGAATCGTGAAGCCCGGAAGCTTCTCGGTCCCAGTGCTGTCGATGTTGTCGGCATCCATCACAAGGTGGCAGAGCGCCTGTCCGGTGCGGACTTCGATGGTGACTATGTCTTGGCCATTCCCAACAATCGGGGCGCGATCAAGTCGGCCCCCGCTTTGGAGGGCCTGAAGAACTTCGATCCTCGTCATGCCTATCCGCCGTATGACGGCATGCGCACCGTGGATGGCGGCACCTACAACGCCAAGACGAAGCAAGTTAGTTACGGACCCAAGGGACCAAGCGGTGCCAACAAGCAGCATCTGATGGGCGATGTGTCGAATCTGATCACCGACATGACCGTTCGTGGTGCAAACTCCCAGGAGATTGCCGCTGCGGTGCGTCATTCCATGGTGGTCATCGATTCGGAGAAGCACAACCTGGATTACAAGAGCTCGGCCAGGGATAATGGCATTGCCAATTTGAAGGAGAAGTACCAGGGAATTCCTTCCGGTTCAAAGGTCCCTTCTCGTGCCGGTGCTTCGACCCTGATCAGCAGGGCCGGTGCCGAGACCAGGATCCTGGCAAGAAAGCCCAGGCCTGCAGCAGAAGGCGGCCCCATAGACAAGGCCACGGGCAGGAAGGTCTTCGTGCCTACCGGCGCCACGTATGTGGATCGTCATGGCAATGTGGTTCGCAAGACGGAGAAGCACAAGCGTCTTGCCGTTACCGAGGATGCGCATACCCTGTCCTCAGGTACGACGCCTATCGAGAAGATCTATGCGGATCATTCGAACCGTCTCAAGGACCTGGCCAACCAGGCTCGTAAGGAGATGGTCAATACCAAGCCCACTCCATATGAGCCCTCGGCCAAGAGAGTCTATCACAAAGAGGTTGCGTCTCTCGATGCCAAGCTTGCCCTGGCTCTGAGAAACGCCCCCCTTGAAAGACAGGCCCAGGTCATAGCCAATGCGGTCGTTGCCCAGAAGAGACAGGCCAAGCCAGGCATGGACTCTGAGGAGATCAAGAAGATCAAGAATCAAGCTCTTGATGAAGCACGTATCAGGACTGGTGCGAAGAAGCATCGTATTGGTGCGAAAGATGGTCTTCCTGAGATGGAGCTCACCCAGGCAGAATGGAACGCCATACAAGCCGGGGCCATCAGCACCAACAAGCTTGAGAAGATTCTTCGTAATGGAGATCTGGACAGGATCAGGGAGCTGGCCACACCGAAGACCAAGATCCTCATGACATCGAGCAACGTCAGCAGGGCCAAGCAGATGCTTGCTGCTGGGTACACACAGGCTGAGGTAGCAGAGCGACTTGGTGTGTCACTGACAACCCTCAAGACAGGTATCAGCGAATGAGGTGATGAGCATGGCTGATACCAACAACACAGAGCTTGTCGAGTACATGCTCACGACAGTGGACAATCCATACAATCCATTCACACAGTTCGATGAATGGTATGCATTCGACATGGGACATGGGTACTATACTGCTTCGTTCCTTGCTCGAGTGGTGAGTACTTCGGATGGTTTGTCTGAGACTGATCAGGCTTTGGCTATCCAGTTGGCCATCGATGAGATCGTGGAAGAGAATGTTCTTGGTCTTTATCGAAAGGTGACACCTGCCTCCTTCCCTACCTAGCCACACACCATCAACCTTTGTGATGTTGAGTTGAATGGATGGAGGGATGTGATCGTTCATCTCTTCTCACATCATGTGAATTGATTCAAAACGTTTTGATGTTTTGATTCGTTTTGAATTGCCACCCGATCTCCCGATCCGTATCGAGAAAGTCAGGAGGAATCAAGAACTAAAAGTAGGGGGGAGGGGTCTAAAAAATCGACCCCCCATTTTGTAT